TAGGTGAACATCCCAGTAGGATGGTATTCTCGAATCTCTTTCTGTAAATCTTTGGTAGTGACTTGGTGTGCTTGCTGAGTACCTTCATGAAATCTGTATGGTTCAACTCGTAGTTCATGTAGTCTATCAACTTGCGTCCATACTCGTCAGTGGGTGCGTTTGCCATCAAATAGTCAAAGTTTGCTGATGGTGTGGCTCGTGCATACAACTCCCTGTAGCAATCCATGAGCCTGTATTCCATGTCTATTTTCTTCATGTCATTTGTTTTTCCATTCTTTCCAAACAAAACTGTGATGAGATATTTGGAGTAATTGATGTTGAGAAGTTGTCAGATGAATATTGTACGCATAAACCTAAAAATGCAAAAGAACTAAGAGATGTAAATCTTATAAAACTAGGTTTCAGAGATGGCTTCAACAAAGCAATGGAGTTGAATAAAGACGAGGTGTTGGGCAAGAGGTAGAGGTATCATTCGGTCTGAAGGGACGTGAATGGACAGACCCAAAGACGGGACAGGTGAAGGTGTTCAACACGCTTGATGCATTCCGTGTGGAGGCTGTATCATCATCTACACCCAAGCCTGTAGCAGTGGCAACAATGCCAGCAAAGTCAGATGACGAGGAGCTTCCGTTTTAATTGAATAAAATCATCGGGGCAGGTAAATCAGCCTGCCCCTATTAAAATCTTTTCATGGTAACTATTTTTGAGAGTATACACAAGACGGACAAACCGTTTCACATATCGATAGACACTGCTCTAGAGAGGGTGAGGAATGGTAAGTCTAGGAATATCTGTGAGGAGGTAAGGAGGACTCAAACGAAGGCAGAAAGGAATGTAATAAAGAAAAAACTGCCTGCTGTATGTTTCTCTGGAAGTTTCTCAAAACGCTCAGCCGATGGACTTGTAGCTCATTCTGGGTTTATTTGTATCGATTTCGACGGTTTTAAGGATCAAGATGAGCTTGATTCAAAAAGATTTGAGCTTGAATTCGACAGCTATACTTACGCATGTTTTATTTCACCATCAGGAGATTAAAATACTCGTTCGCATATTCGAGGGCCATCTTAACTCGTGACTCAATCTTCTTGATGTCGTCATCCGTTAGCTCATACTCGACGTATGTTATCCTATACTTTGGGTCAAGGTCTTCCATGTAGTGTAGGTCATCTAGTTCCCACTCTGGGATCAACTCTTCTGGAGTGTTCATGAGGACGTATACAAGTCTGAACTTACGCCATTGCTCTCCAGTCATCTTACTCTTCATGTACAGGTACAACTTACCTTGCCACTCATAAGTGCTGTTGTCGATGAATCGAGGTAGCTTTGGGAAGGTCTTCTTACTCCAAGAACACTTGATGTCTACTATCATCTTCTCTTCGTTGTCCTCGATGTCTGGGTGACCTACAATTGAACCGTGTTCATATCGAGTGTCAGCCTTTTCGAAGTTGGCGAACCATTGTGTGTTGAGGAAGTCGATGGCATATGACTCCATCATGATGCCCTTCTTTGTCTCCTTACTGTCAAACGTTGGATGGTAATTGTACACGTGTTGGTCCACAAGATCCTCGATGTATGTCCTTGCACCCTTTGTAAGTTTTGAAGTATCTCTCTTGTTGAGTAGGTCGTTTACCTTGTCCTTTTGTATGTCTGTCAGCTTGTCTGTCGGCTTGGCCAACAACTTGTCTAACTCGTCCTGTTGTTTTTCTGTTAAGCCGTCTTCTCCTAGGAACAATGGGGCGGCCATTGATGCACGAAATCTAATATCAAACATGTCTTATTGTGTTAGTTTACTTTTCTGTTCTGGTGTCAAGCTATACTTAGCCTCGATCTTTTCTACTGTCGTCTTGCCTGCCTGTATGGATGCAATCGCCTTGTCCAGATGTTCGTCTGGCATCATCGGTTTCTCCTGCTTGGGGATGGGACGTGTGCTAAATCGCAACGCTGGTACGATACCCTCTGGCGATGACACGTGCTCAACACCAAGTACAATCTGCTTGCCGATGTAGTCGTTGAAGTCGAACGACTCGAAGAACTTCTCTAGTCTCTTGAAGTTTGTGCGATTGATAACCATAGGCTTGTCGAATTCTAGAAGCTTAACGAATGGTCGTTGCTCCTTTCCAGCCTGTGATGTAAACTCTCCTTGATATATGTTTTCGATCGTAACGATCACGGATTCATACTTACCGTCTCTCTCTAAACTGTAGCTTCCGAGGTACTTCTCGTCACTAAACATTTGTCTCCAGTGCATATTAAATTTGAATTATTGGGTTACAAAATTATTAAAATTATCTGAAAGTTCAATGTATCTAGACAATTTATTTTTCAACATTGTCCTTCTACCTTCCAACTCCTCGCACACCTCGTGGTTTCCACGCTCACCCTCAAGATACATCAAGGCATCTACCTTACGTAGTCTCTCTTTATACGTGTCAATACATACATTATAACATCCATATAGCCAACCTTTTTCTGCAAACACCTCGTACTGTGAGTCGGTAACCCTCTTGTAGAAGTCACCACCCACCATGGCGTTGTTGATTTCAATCGTGCCGTCTGGCATCTGTTCAATCTTGACACCGTGGTCCATGTACCAGTGTGTGTCTGGGTTTCTTTCATCTCCCGTCCAGTACAAAGTGATGTACGGATCATTTTCTAAATCATTCCATGCTTTCATCTCTCTTAAATTTAGGTGAACATCCCAGTAGGATGGTATTCTC